CATTGTTTTAGCGTGAATTTTGTTCGAAACTTTTTGTATTTTCGTACCTAAAGTTTGGAACCAAGTACCTTGGTTATAAGCTTCACCTGTATTAGCTGTAGCCCATGAGTTATTTCCATCATATTTTTCACCTGTTGTTACTGACCAATTTTCTTCAACTAATGCATTATTCATTAACATGTCTAAGATTTCTAAGTCAATCTCTTGAGAGATATATTCAGATAACATAGAAGTTAATTCTGCTTCTGCATCAATTGAGTGATAAGCATTCAAATCTTGAGCAAATTCTGGAGTCCAGATAGCTTTTAATTTTCTTGTCTTAGCAACAATTGCAATTGATTTCATTTCCAAGTTAATTTCTGGAATTGCTAAATTATCAGTAGCAGCTGCTGGTCTTCCAGCTTGTCCATCTTCAAAATCACCTCTTGTGATATCTGTTGGCACTGTTTGATAGTGAACTTGATATGTTCCATCAGTTGTTGTGTCATAGTCAGATCCTGAAACTACGAATCGTACGTGAGTTGCAGCGTCTGCAGCTACTTCAGTTCCAGCTGAGTTACATAATTGAGTAAATTCCTTAAATACTTTTATTACTACATTTGCAGTAGTATTTGTTAAATTCCAAGATTTTACTGTATCATTATCTGCTGGTGCAGTTGCTGTTGTTGAAGTTACATCTGTTAATGGTATTAATGCGTAATGCACTTGATCAGATACATTTCCACCACCAGATTCAGTTCCAGTTGCTCCGTGAAATTGACCTGCGTATGATTGTGAAAATACAGTATTAAAGTTATACATATCACCTGTTAATGAACCAGTTGAAGCTGTCGCTGTATGTGATGATGATGCATAATTTACTGAATATCCATATTGTCCTGCACCGTAAAGTCCTCCGTCAGGATCACCTGCTGCATTTGTTTCACCAAATACTGAATCCTTTTGAGAATCTTTTCCTGAGTTCGTTGTGAACCCTGTGTTGTTGTCCGTACCATATTTATAATCTAAATAGAATATTAGACCTGATGGTAAATTCATTGGTTGAACCGAAACAAATTCCTTTGCTGCGATCTCGGCGAATACTCGTCGAACTAATGGTAATGCAACACCTGACCACTCTTCTGAGTTAGATGATGTACCTGTTCTTGATGCTTCGTCGATTAATTGTTTAGCTTGGTTTTCTAGCAATATTGCCATACCATGCTTTTCGTATTCGTTGTCTAATCCTTCTAATAAACCAGTTCTATTCCACTTTGATACAATTCCCTTTGTTTCAGTTAATTGAGCTTTGTGGCTATTTCTAGTATTAGCTAAGATGCTTCCAACGGTTGTTTGTTTTGACATTTCTTATCTCCTCGATATTATTATTTTATTAATCCTGCTAATTTTTTAAATCTTTGAGCAATATCTGCACCTTCATTTATTACTGCTTTTGAAGGTCTTGTTGATGCAACTCTTTTAGATGCAAATCCTTCTCTGACAGCTTTTCGTGCTTTTCTAGGCGCTAATTTAGATTCTGCTAAAGTAGTGTAAACTAATTTAACTTCTCTAGTTGATTTTGCTCGGTCAAAAGTTTCTATAACTTTTAACTTTTGTCCTTCTGTTAAGTTCCCGCTTCTAAATAATTTGTTAGTAAATAACAATTTTGCATTTAGTAAGTTAACTTCATTGATCTTACTTCTTAAGAATTTTACTACTGAGTAAGATTCTTGAAGTTTTTCAGTTAGGTTGTTAATCGTTTCTGATTCACCTTCCATACCGTCTTCAGATTCTTCTAATTCTTCTTCTTCTTCTCTTAAAGATCTGATGACTTCCTCTAAATCGATTTCGTCTTCGTCTTCTTCAGTTAAAGTGTCTAAAGTTTCAGATTCACCTTCCATACCGTCTTCTGATTCAGCTAATGTGTCAACACCCGTTCCTTCTGGATCGTCTGTATTGTCAGCACTTGCAGCTGGTGCAGGTTGTTTGTTGTCAGCTGTACCGATTGTTGATGATGTGTCATTTGATTCAGATACTGCTGCTCCATCTTCTTCAGCTGGAACCTCATTGCCAAATTCTTCTTCAACTACATCGCTTTCGATTTCGTCTTCGAGCTCTTTGATAATAGCTTCAAGTTCTAAATCATCTTCTCCTTGGAATTCATTTTCTTCCATTTCGTCTTCCATTTCGTCCATTGGGACTTCCATTTCGTCTTCTTCCATTGGTACATCATCCATCATTTCGTCTTCTTCCATTGGTGGGTAACCATCAACTTCGTTTTCGTCTACTGGGATTTCCATTTCGTCTTCCATTTCGTCCATTGGGACATCCATTTCGTCTTCCATAGCTTCTTCTTGAAAATCACCTTCTAATTCGTCTTCTTCTAATTCATCATATTCTGCTTCCTCACGGATTTTTGCAGATATCATAGATTGAAGTTTCGGAGTGAAAGCTTCTTCAAGAGCAAGTTTTGCGTTTGCAAGAGCAGTTGTTCTAACAGCTTTAGCATCAGCGATTGCTTCTTTTAATAGATCGTTCATTGTCTATTCTCCTTTAATTTGTTTGTGGAAATAAGAATATTAGGATTCTTAATAGATATTAATTTCTTTGTGACACTACATAAGGTTGCCTGGCGGCGTAGTGTATTATGACAATAAATATGACAAAAAAAAAGAAACCACCTGGGTTTCTCTTAGTTTTATATAGTATGATTAAATTACTGTGCTTGACCGTTTACAATTGCTAACCAAACCTGCTTTCTCTCCCTCTCAATAGCCCTTTTGTCATTTCTACTAGTCATTGTTTTAACCTTTTTTAATGCTTCATACTTTACTTTAGAAGGTTTTTCATACCTCCTTCTTTCTTTGTATTCTTCAATAATTTCAGTCTGTTTCATCATTTTCTTGAAGCGTTTTAGCGCTTGCCCAATATCTCCGTCTGGAACTCTAACAGCTGTCGCATTCCCTGGTACTTGGAAGTCTTCTCGGGTAAGTCTTTTCTTGCGTTTAAAGTGAGGTTTGCTGGGTCTGTTGGAATCGTGGTTCCGGGTACTTGTGTCCGATTGATTTCGGTGTTTTTGGTTTCTGTCGTAAGCCATTTAGTTTAGTTTATATTATTACTTTATTTATATTAAATATACGAAAATAAATGTTAGGAACCAACTAGATAAGTGGTTTAATTACCATCATCAAATTTACGTTTTCTACCTTCATCGTCTGTAAAGAATACGTCTTTTTCGTTGATTTTTGCGTTTTTTGGTGCTACAGGTACTGTGTTATCTACATCTGCTATTTCGTAGTAACGACTTAACTTACCACCTATATTCTCATACATAGCTTCTAAACGGTGTTGAAGAGTTCCTACTTCTTTTGCAGTTTTTTCAAATAACTTAACACTATCGTTAATTTCCTTAACATCTTTTTTAACAGTCACACCATCAAACCAATCATCTGTTTCATCTAATGCTAATCTACCTGCAAAATCTCCGATAAGTTTTATTGCAGCTACCACTTCATTGACATCTTTTTGTCTATAAATGTGTTGTTCAAACTCATTAAATTTATTAACTGCGTCAAGAACAAGTTTACGCTGTTTACCGTTTAACTTTTTATAGTTTTCTTCTTGCTTTGTTTCGCTTAGTAGTTGTTTCATTCTAATCATATTATTTCCCTAGTCTATTGGACAACACCCTTTCATTTCACAGAGAATGTCTCTGATTATTGAATTAACCTTATTATAACTATAATTATCCTTGCTTACACCCTCTGTTAATACTCCTTCACTTTGCATTGGTTTCATAAATGCGCCTTGCGTTGAAGGATTACTTACAAAATCCCAACAGATTAGTTCAAAATCATCTTCTACCGCTACTGTACCTTCATCTAGCTCTCTAACTGATCCTAATCCTCGTGAACTTATTCCTAATAATATACCTGCTTTTAATAACTCTTTCAATATGTTACCTGCTGGTGTTCCTAGAATTTCAACTTTACCTACAACATCATCACCTTTCCACCAGCAATCTAATATATTGTGAGATACATTATTTAAGTTTACTACTGATGATTCTGGATGATCTAATTCTCCTAGAGCTCGTTTTTCTGCAATTTGAACTTTTTTATAGTTAGCTACTTCACGAGCTAAAATTTCTTTTGGATATATTCTACCGTTTTGATTTTTAGCTCCTGACCTTTGCAATACACCTTCTACTACAACTCTGCCGTTATTTTTAGCTATTGATTCATTTATCTGTTGTGTTGTTACTTGAAACGGTATATAATCTACTAGTACTTGTCTTTCCATTATGATCCTAATCTTCTTATTGCTTCACCTATTCGTACCATACGCTCACTTATTTTTCCAAATTTAGCTCGTGTTGATTTCCAATAGTTTTCGTTTGTTA